TTAAGACTTAGAAATAGCGGTCAAGTAGCAAATTCAGCGGTTAAACAAGTGTTCTCTCTCAACCGCGATGGCAGTGATGTTGACTTTGAGGCAGGAGCTATAATTGTTGCCAAGCAGCAAAATTGGACATCCACAGCCTCAACCGTCGACTCCTACATGGCGTTTAACACAATAGATAACGAAAGTTCTGTCGAGCGCCTGAGGATCTCAAATACTGGCGTAAGCATGGGTATTGCTGCTGGATCAGGCAATGCTGACATGAGGTACGACACTAGCAACAACACTGTCCTTTACGACACTTCATCTCAGCAGTTCAAAACAAACATTCGAGACAATACAACTTATGGTTTAGCAGCGGTAAATGCTTTGCAATCAAGAATATTTGAGTACAAAGATGGTGGGCGCACAGACGTTGGTTTGATAGCGGAAGAAGTCGTAGAGGTAGTGCCAGAACTTGTTGGCTTAGATGATGAAGGCAACCCACTAACTGTTGACTACAAGCGTTTTGTTAGCGTTTTAGTAAAGGCGGTGCAAGAGCAACAAGCTCTAATAGAAACGTTACAAGCCGAAGTAGCGGCACTGAAAGGAGAATAGATTATGGCTATTAACACAACTTGGTCAGTTAACAACATGACCCATGTAGACGCGGATGGTGGCGTTATTTTGGCTTACTGGAGCTTAGTCGCAGCAAGCGATGGCGAAGGTGGCGAAACTGCAACCGAAGGCGGCAAAGCTCGCTTTACTTACGATGCGTCGAGCAGCGACTACATTGCTTATGCTTCGCTGAAAGAAAGCGATGTGCTTGGCTGGATCTGGGAAGCTAATAAAGAAGGCGACGAAACCGCTGCTGAGTACAAAGCTCGCATTGAGTCTGAGCGTACTGCAAAGGTTCAAGCGCAGATTGACCGCAACGCAACACAAGCAACTGGAGTACCTTGGTAATGAGCGAAGTACAAACAATCGTAATTAACGACGAAGAATACAACTTTGGTGATCTGAAGGTCGAGACTCAGGTGCATATAGCTAGAGTCGCAGAGATCCGTCGTGAAATCGCCGCACTGCAACAGCAAATCTCAGAGCGTAACGTATTGCTGCAAGCCTATACCCAGAGCATCGTTGAAGGTGTTAAGCCTGTAGAAGAGCCTGAGACCTCACAAGGTCTGCCGGAAGGCTTTGTGCATGATGGGATGCCAGTTCAATGAGCTTGATTGAAATCGTAACTACGCTGACTACGCTGTCAGTGATTGCATCTGCTGTATGTGCAGCCACGCCCACGCCGAAAGATGACGCATTTATGGCGAAGTATATTTACCCAGTGATTGAGGCATTGGCTTTGAACATTGGCAAAGCAAAAGAGTAACTATGAGCTATCTGATGATGGCAGAGGAGTGGGGCTTGGATAAAGGCGACAAAGCACTGCAAGAAATCAACACCCATGAGCGTGAGTGTGCGTTGAGGTATGAGCGAATAGAAGAACGCCTCAAGGATGGCTCTAAGCGTTTTGATAGGCTTGATGAAAAGATTGACCGCTTTGGCAATAGGCTGTGGTGGATCATTGGTTTAATCGTTGTGAGCATTTTAGTGCCACAGTTCTTAGGAGGTTGATATGAGTGATGGAACAATCAAGATACCGACATGGGCGTTGCCAATAGGCGCTGCTGCGTTATCAGGTGCGATGGTCTGGGGTGCTAGTCAGGCACAAGCACAGGCCACACAAGAAGAAGTAGACCGTATTGAGGCTGCTGTTGTTGATGTGGTCGAGGAACAGCAAGCAACGGGAAAGTTAGCAGCAGTAAATGCGAGCAAAATCGAGGCTATCGTCGATTCATTAGCGGAGCAGTCGGAAACAGCGAAGGCCAGCGATCAGAAGCTACAGCAGCTAATAGAGATAATGCTGAAGCAGAACTAGAGTATGACCCTGCCAATCCAAATCTATACTGTGATTTAAGGGAATGGCGCATGTTAGAGTTGGTCAACCCGCCTCAGTATCGCCACTGTATTGCTATGGAGTGGATGCGCTATAACCACCGCCAGTGCGAGTATGGCGCTCAGATTTATGTGCAAAACACCATGTCTCGCGTTCTTGGAACCGCACATCAGCTTGACGTTGAGTTGCTATCTTGGGACTTGGTTAAGCCTCAAGCCGTGAGAACCCAAGCTGTGAAGAAAAAGCGTAGGCTGTGATGGAGATAGCACCGTTCCCTAATAGCGTTAATGCGCCATATCGCGGTATCGACCAGTTGCGGGACGCTTACCGCGTTGATCAAATCTCTCGCAATACAACTAAAGAAGTTTCTGCAATTACAAGATACAGCGAGTTTGTATACGAGTATCGCAGTGGCGAAATACATACTTCAACGCTCAAGGTTTCACGACAAGACTTTTTGGATCTTGAAGTATGAGCATGATGATTTTTGTTTTGATTATTCTTGAGCGGGGCGAACCCACCGGACAAGAGTTTTATTTTCAAGAACTTACGTCCTGCCTTGAGTACAGTAATGCTCTAAACGCACAGTCTGTCGGTAGTATTAATCAGCTTTTAAGTAACAACCGATACTTTTCAACCTATTGTGCAGTACGAGAGATTCCAACAGCAGATGCAGGTAACAAGATATTATTCCGTGATCCCAAGAAGGCAGCGTCAGAATGAAAGCAAAAATGGTTTTAGTTATGGTGGTTGGGCTTATTACCTTGCTTGCTGTAATTGTTATTGGTGACTTTTACATCGCTATCAAAGAAAACAAGTCACCTGATGAGAGCGTAATCTCCTTGCTTCAACACGCTATCGTGGGGTTTATTGGTGTCATTAGCGGCTACATAGCGGGAAAGGATAATGAGTCCTAAGAAGTTACAGACAAAAAGCCGATACGATTCATTAGACCTAGATAACGATGGGATTGTCAGTGATGACGAAATTGAGAAAGCTGATCGCATACTTGAGATGGAGGTCGCTGAAGAAAAGGCTGATTCTCAACGCCGTATGGCTTGGGCATGCCTTCTATCGGTTATCATACTTACAGTTCTCCTTGTCTCTCCGTTTGTGGCAGAAACTAGAGTCAGCGCGTTGTCGGATCTGGTCGGACTATTCTATATAAGCATGGCCGGGGTGATTGGAGCGCATATGGGTGTACAAGCTTGGATGAGCAGAAGGTAAGTGAAGAGCGACGAGTTACGCTGCGTTGCGCTCGTTGCAAAAAGAAAGGAGGCGTTATGGACTTCGTGCATCTTAAAGTAAAACTACTTTGTCCAAAGTGCTTCGCTAGATATAGTGGGTGGGCCTAATTGATGCATAAACTGTTTAAACGGTGTGTAAATGACATTACAACGATTTAATTTTAAGCCCGGAATCCATAAGGAAGGAACTGACTACAGCAATGAAGGTCATTTTTTTGATGCTTCATTTATAAGATTTAGATCAGGATTTCCAGAAAAGGTTGGGGGATGGACAAAAAAATATATAAGTTCGTTTGTTGGAGTATGCAGAAAGATAAAGCAATGGGCTGCTAATGACGGTCTTAGATTTATTGCATTAGGCACAACAAAAAAGACATACATTATTTCAGGTAACACATTTATAGATGTTACTCCAATTAGATCTACAACAAGTGCTGGAGATGCAACATTTGCAGCATCAGACGGGTCATCAACCCTTACGGTAACAGAAAATGGTCATGGCGCAGCACTAGGTGATTTTGTGACATTTAGTGGCGCGGCAACTTTAGGCGGTTTAATTACTGCGGAAGTGCTTAATCAAGAGTATGAAATTGCATCTATTACTTCTGCTAATGCATTTACTATTACAGCCAAAGATACTACTGGTAGTGCTGTAACTGCTAATGCTAGTGATTCGGGCAATGGTGGAGGCTCTACTGTAGCAGCGTATCAAATTAACATTGGATTGGATGTTGCTGTGCCGGGTGGTGGTTGGGCATCTGGCCCATGGGGTGATGGCACTTGGGGTACAGCCGCTGGAAATACTGTGGCTAATAGTTTAAGGCTTTGGTCGCTTGACAACTTTGGCGAAGATTTATTGCTTAATGCTAGGTTAGGAGCAATATTTTTATGGGATAAAACTAATACAACTACAAGAGCAAAAGAGCTATCAACAATAACAAATGCATCTAATCCTCCATCAGAGGTTTTGCAGATTGTTGTGTCAACACAAGATCGGCATGTTCTTGCTATTGGTTGTAATCCTATTTTTGAGTCTAATTTAGATCCGATGCAGATTAGATGGTGTACTCAAGAAAATGTATTAGATTGGACACCAAGAACAACTAACACTGCTGGAGACTTAAAGCTATCAGTTGGTTCTACAATTGTTGGTGCTTTGAGGGGCCGTCAAGAAGTAGCTATTTGGACAGACAATGCTTTGTATAGCGTTCAATTTGTTGGTGCGCCTTTCGTGTTTAAGGCAAATCTTATTACAGATGGCGTTAGTCTGATTTCACCTAATGCTGCTGTGACTGCAAACAACGTCATATTTTTTATGGATCGCGGTAATTTTTATGCATATGCAGGTGCAGCAAAAGTTTTGCCATGTACTGTACGCCAATATGTGTTTGATGATTTTAATGATATTCAATCAGAGCAAGTAACGGCATTTGCTAATACTGCGTTTAATGAAGTTGGATGGTTTTACCCATCATCTGGGTCTACAGTGCTAGACAAACAAGTTGTTTACAATTATGCAGAAAATGTTTGGTCAATTTCTGATTTAGCTAGAGATGCTTGGGATGATGCTGCGGCATCTTCTGATAATCCAATAGCGGTAAAAACAGTAAATGATGCTGGTTATGTGTACTCGCATGAGGTTGGATATGATGATGAAGATCAGCCATTAACAGCATTTATTGAAACTGCTGATTTTGATATTGCAGATGGTGATCATTTTGCATTTGTAAGAAGGCTGTTGCCTGACTGTAAGTTTGTTGGCGGCTCAACAACACCAGAGCTAACGTATACAATAAAAACAAGAGATAATGCTGGTGGGACTATTACAGCAGAAAGCACTACAGCAGTTACGCCATCATCAGAGTTTGCTATGGCAAATGTCCGGGCAAGAGCGCGACAAATAAGAGTTCGCATAGAAAGCACTGATGTTGAAAATGGTTGGCGACTTGGTGATGTGCGCCTTGATGTAAGGACAGATGGAAGGCGATGAGTACACGATCATCTAGTGGAGCAGAATTTAGGCTACCTTTGGAGTTACCACCTGCTGAGTATTCAGAAGAGTATCAAATAAGGCTTGTCAATCAATTGCGGATTGTTTTGGAATTGATTCCTTCAAAAACAGATGTGGAAGATAGCTCGCAAGCTATTTCATGGTTTATGTCGTAATGCCACAAACATATCAAAATGTAGTAAAGACGCTTACTGGTACATCGGTAACGGATATATATGAGTGCCCACAAGGGGCAACAGCTATACTTAAAACAATAAGTGCGCTTAATACAAATGCATCAAATCCAGCAACGCTTATCGTTCATGTGTACGATAGTAGTGCAGATGCATTGTTTGAATTTAACACTGGGTCTGTAGCGGCTGTCACAAGGAAACCATACCTTGAAAATGGCGAAGTTATTGTCCTTGAATCAAAAGATAAGTTACGCATGACAGCAGGAACGGCAGATTACTTTGATGTATTTGTGTCCTTGCTTGAGATAACATAGCGTTTAAACATACAGAGGTTGGTATGAACAGTAACTTCAGACAGCAGCCCCCCTTCCCGCTAAAGAAGCAAGCAGAAGCTATTGCTAGCAAAGGGCGGTTTGGCGACTCAACATTAGTTCATATGAACCCCATGGAGGTTGATGTATTACGATCAATGACTCCAAACAATCAACTGACGATTAATCCTGATACCGGACAACCAGAAGCATTTCTTCCGTTGTTATTAGCATTAGGCGGTGGGTTGCTTGGAGCAGCCGCTCCTATCGGCGCTCTGGGTGCGCTTGGCGGCTCTGTTGGTCTTGCTGCATTAGGGTCTGGGATTGGTACAACTATTGAAACTGGCAGCTTAGAAGAAGGCATTAAGGCGGGCTTGATAAGCGGAGTTCTTGGTGGTGTTGGTGGAAGGTTGTTTGAAGGTTTTGGCGCAGCTAAAGATGTTGCTACTGGTGTTGGTCAGGCAACAGGACAAGCGGCAGGTGAAGTTGGTAAGCAGACTGCTGCTGAGATTGCTAAAACTGTTGGTACTGAAAACTTGATTACAAGCACAATACCTTCTGCAATTCCAACAACAGCAGCGCAATCAACAAGTCAAATGTTGGC